AAGATGCGGCCAAGTATCTTCAAATATGATTTCTGGGATGTTAACGACTTCCTCGAGGTAAAAACCCTGTCGTAGCTTATGATCAACAATAATGTTGAAATCATCGGAGAAATAGAAGAGATTATCTCCAAAACGCACTGTAGATCGCAAGTCATCTTGCGAAAACATACATTCTGGTGGTAATTCCAAACCATGTCTCTCAGCTGATATGAGAATTAGTTTTCGATATTTATTGAAAATTTCTTCTGTGTGTAGGCTCAATTCTCTAATAGCCACACGCATGTTTACAATTGTTTGTGCTCGCTTTTGTTCCATTTTACTCCTTGGTACTTTATCCCAATTCAAACATTCGAGAATAGAAACTAGATCCAAAGGAGCAATCCATCCGTGTATTGGGTCAAATGATAAAGTTCTTTTCAGAATGGAGATCTCTGAAATGAATTTATATTCAAGTGGTTTTCCATCTTTCGCATCGTTCGTGTATGTGTGGCCAAATTCTGCCATAACTCTTGTTAATTCTTTTGGATCTAAAATTTTACATAAGCTTGGTGAAAACGACATCAAGTTGTCGTCTCCATATACTACTAACCTATAATGATATAAAAGGTTTGATCTTATGTCTAAAGATTCCTTCGTGTTAATTTCTTTCAATATTCTAGAAATCGTCATGTGTAAAAGTGCTGAGTTATACATTGTATTTATCGTTGTTGTGGCTGGATTTCCTGAAGGTTGTCCTTTAGAAATATGGGCAACTGCGTTTCCAAAAATTTGTCTTGAATCTGTGATTTCCAACCATAAGGCGCGTGTGAGATCACTTTGCCTTCCATAAAAGCCTTCGATTACATCATAAATTTCCCAAAGTAGACAAGACATTAAAGTTCCATCAAAATTTTTAAAATCTCCTGCCAGAAATGCAGGAAAAGATGGATTTGTTACTTCCAGCAAGTATCTCACAAGAACATCAACATCACTACTTAGCATGTTTATCCCAACTAGTGATGTGTTCAAAACCCGTCCTTCCATCATACTAGCAAAATAATCTAAATATTGTTCCCTAAACAAAACTGTGTATTGTAATGGTCCAGCTGCAAAAATTCTTGCTAACAACTTATCAAGCTTCTTCAACTCATCTTTCATTGTTACACAGAAATAAACTTCTGGTCGTTTATTCTCTTCAACAGCTTTCACAATTTCGTTTATCAATTCATTAAGTCGTGGATGATCATAAATAAATTCTTCATTCTCTCCAAGATATTCATGTTTTCCTGTCTTCTTGGTTTCTTGTGCCAATGGGTATCCAGCACTAGATTTCCTATTAATGGCTTGAAT